AGTTCTACTACAAATCAACTTACAGTAGCATCAGGTACTTCTACACCTGCTTTAAGTGTTGTTACAGGTACAGTTGCCGATGCAGGAACAGCTTTAGCAACAGGCGACCAAATACACACATTTGTAACAGGTCAAGGTTATTTAACAGCCAACCAAACAGTAACACTATCAGGCGATGTAACAGGAAGTGGTACAACAGCTATTACAGCAAGTATAGCCGATAACGTAGTAGGTGCAGATGAATTAAACGTAAGTGGTAATGGTACATCAGGACAAGTATTAGCCTCCGATGGCGATGGCACATTTAGTTGGGCAAATGCAGGTGGTGGTATAACTCCATCTGTAATTAGCACTAACACAACAGCAGTAAAGGATTATTTATATATTCTTACAGCTAACTTAACACTTACATTACCTGCAAGCCCTAGCGCAGGAGATAGCTTAAAAGTATCTAATTTAAGTGGAGTGGCAACTTGCGTAATAGCAAGAAATAGCAGTAATATAATGGCAACAGCAGAAGATATGACGTTAGATAATCAATATGCGTCTTTTGAATTAATATATGGCGATGCAACACGTGGATGGGTTGTAGTCGGCGGTAACTAATAAATAAATAATAATGAGTAATTACACAACATTTTTCCCAGCAGCATCTGGAGGTGGTTCAACTGAAATAACAGACCCTGATAAAATAAATAAAATAACATTAGCCACAGGAACAGAGTCGTATATTTCGGCTATGTTTTATTCGCTAGATTATATTGGTAGTGCTTATGATAGTAATAGTACCTATAATGGTATGACAGGGTCTATGTATGTTTATCAATATACTGGTGGTGGTCGTGTTGCGCAAACTGTTAATAATACAGAAATTACATTAGCAAACGTAACAAGCGGAAGTGGATATTTATGTAATATACTTACACCTGTAGGCGCAAAAGGTACAACTCAAGAAATAAAAATTACAATTGATGGTGGTACTGAAAAGGTTTATACATTTGATTATAGTTCAGACTCACAATATAATAATAAGTGGACAAGATTACTTTGGGGTAGTGCGCCTTGGGGTTCAAACGAGGAATACAATAACCACGGCGATAATAATAATGCTGGTTTTGCTGGATTAGGTGGTATGGTTACTACTAATAATTATTTTAGTCTACCGCCGATGTTATTTAGCGATGCTAGCTATGGTACTGTAAGAATAGTAAGTCCTGCTGAATTTAAAAACTATAACCTACCAAAATTAAGATTTACAACTAGCTTGGTAGTCAAATGTAAAACTACAACTCTTTACTCAACATCTAACGCACAATTTAACTGTGGTAGAGCAACATATTATTTAGATAGTCAATTATAGAAATTATGATAATAGAAAATATAACACATCCAAACCAAGAGCCTCAAGATGGTGATAAACTAAAATATATCCATCCAAGTGGTACTATTGAGATAAAAACCTATAATGAACCACAAGAGCCTACACAAGAGGATATTTCAAATGAGGAACGTAAATGGCGTAACAAAGAATTAAAAGGTACTGATTGGATAGTATCTGTAACAGACCACCCACAACACGCTGCTTATTTAGTGTACAGAGAGGAATTAAGAGATTACCCACAACAGGCTGACTTTCCTGACGGAGATAGACCTACAAGACCATAATATGAAAGATGGCTGGCAAGTAACAAATGCAACAAGAAGGGAAGATAATGGTTTTGTAACCAACATTACTTGCGTGTATGCACAGACAGGTGATAGTCACTTAGTGAGCAGTTACTATATCGTTATAAACGAATATAATGGAATAGATGAAGATTTTATTCCCTTTGAAGAACTAACTGAAGAAATTATGTTAGATTGGTGTTTTGAAGATATGGGAGACGCTAAAGACGAAGTAGAAGAGAAAGTAAACAGCAGACACTTAGCTCATACAACTATAATTAACAGTAAGCCCGATCATATAGATGGGCTTCCTTATTAGAAAAAAATGGACTTTAACACTTTAAAGCTTTACGTAATCAACTTTTCAGCTATTACAGTTAGTACAATGGATATATTAGAAGATAGCCTTAAAATAGTTTTATTATTAGTTACTATTGGTTACACGGTTCAAAAGTGGTATCAATTAAAAAATAAGAAATAATGTGTGATATTTGCATACATTGCGGTTTATGTTAAAGTACTTTAACTATTCAGAGTTTGACAGCCCCGATGTTCAAGGTAGTGGTCAGCTTATGGACAAGACTTTACTAGAAATGCTAGACGAAGTTAGAGATAAGTTTGATAAACCTATACACATCAATAGCGGTTTTAGAACACCTTCACACAATGAAGCTGTTGGAGGTAAAAAGGATTCATCACACCTTAAAGGACTTGCTGTTGATATATCCTGTAAAAAAAGCAGTGATAGATTTGATTTGATTAACTGCCTTTTAGATGTAGGATTTAGCAGAATAGGCATAGCAAAAACATTTATACACGCCGATATAGATCCAGATAAGTCTATTGGCGTAATTTGGACATACTGATGAAAAAGATATTTCAAGCCCTTACAGGCGGTTTGCTGAGAGATATTGGCAAAGTAATAGATAACCTCCACACAAGTGACGAAGAGCGCTTAGAAGCTAAGAGAAGCCTTCAGGAGATACTTGAGCAGGCTGATAAGGAAGCGCAGGACCAAGTTACGTCACGTTGGAAGTATGATATGCAATCGGACTCGTTCTTATCAAAGAACATCCGTCCTCTTGTTCTTGTGTTCTTAACCGTTATGTTTACTTTGTTTGCATTTACTGATGGTAATATAGGCGAGTTTAAAATACAGGAAGAGTATATACCAGTGTTCCAGAGCCTACTTATAACGGTTTATGGAGCGTATTTCGTAGGTAGAACTTGGGAAAAATCAAAGAAGAGTGGCAAAGAAGATAGATAGTCTCTATATCGGAGGTAAAAAAACAAAAAGACCAGGTGTGCATTCTAAAAATGCATCACCAGGCAAGAGAGGACACAAGAAAGCTTATAGAGGTCAAGGGCGTTAATTCTTAAACGCAGTAGGCTAATTCTTAAACGCAGTGGGTATACACGAGCTTAAAAACTTTGAATACGAGGAATTTGATTGTCAGTGGTGCAGTAAGCACTCTACTGGCTTCAAGAATATGGATAGGCATTTCTTACAGATGCTTGACGAAGCGAGAAGTTTAGCGGAGCTAAAGTTTAAGGTTCTCAAAGGATTTGTATGTTACGGATGCAGGGGTAAAATAAACGAACTTGAGCATTCTTCACACTTGATCGGTAGAGCAGCAGTAATACAGTGTAAACATTCTTATAAGAGATATCGGATAATAGCAGCCTTGCTTGAGGCAGGCTTTACCAGAATAGGGATACATAATCAATACATTTATGTAGATAATGATGATATGAAAGCTGATTCTATATTTCCATTTCAAATAATACACGAAAGAAGTATAAAATAAGGGGCTAACCCCTTTTAAGGGGGTTACGCCCTATATTATATTTAATATTATATATTTATATTATATTAGATATTACTATTATATTATATATTATATATACTATTACATACAAATAAATTGTATGTAATAATATTACATTGTTTGTTTATAAAAACTTTTATATATTAGCACCATAAAACATAAAAATATGGATGCAATACACGAGATAAACTTTTACAATAACTTTGACTTAATAGCTGAAACCCTAAAAGACCAAGACCCCCAGGTCTTGAAATCAGCAAATGAGATAGCTATTTACGTGGCTAATTTACACCTAGAATGCAGAGAAAACAATACACTAATCAAAAGCCTTAAACAGGAGTCTGAAGAAAAGGATATAAAAATCGGTATGTTGTCTTTTAAGTGTGAGGAGTATGAGGAGATAAACTCTTAATATTATTTTGTAAATCAAAAATAATATATATATTTGCGCTATGACTACGCTAGTAAATAAGTTGGTTGCTATTCAGGGGAGGCTGAAAGCACCGAAAAACCAAAGGAATAACTTTGGAAAGTATAACTACCGAAGCTGTGAAGACATCCTAGAGGCTGTCAAACCGCTTCTCGCAGAGCAAGGAATTGTTCTGACTATAACTGATGATTTCTATCAACACGATTCTACACCATTTATTAGAGCAACTGCTACAATAACCGATGGTAAAGATTCTATTGATGTATCTGCATCAGCAGGAGTTGACCCAAACAGAAAAGGAATGGATATTGCCCAGTCGTTCGGATCTTCTTCTTCATACGCTCGCAAGTATGCATTAAATGGTTTATTCTTAATTGATGACACCAAGGATGCTGATGCGACTAATACACACGGAAAGAAAGCTACTGTTCAGTCTAAAAAGATTGACACTAATAAAGCTATTCTTAAACCGAATACACCTGAGTTCGATAAAGTAAAAAACTATATGGACAACGGAGGTAACATAGAAAAGGTGCAACTGAAATACAATATATCAGATGCAGCGAAAATTAAACTTGTAAATAAATAAATATGGCAGCATTAACTGAAATCTCAATCGATGTAAAGAAAATCGATAAAAGTAAATTAATTAAAGGTCAATACCTTAATCTAGTTGTATCTACTCGTGATGAGTGTAATCAATACGACCAGAACGCATCTGTATTCTACTCTCAAACCAAAGAGGAGAGAGATGCTAAAGAAAATAAATCTTACATTGGAAATGGCAAAGTTGTCTGGACCGATGGTAATATTAAAGCAGCTAAAGAACTATCGGCTGCTGTAACCGAAACTCTTGACTCTAATTTAGAGTTCTAGTGTTGTCTCTTTTGTTTTACCTAAAGGGTGAGTTTAAAACCTCACCCTTTTTTAACCACTAATTTTAAAAGAGATGACATTAGACGAAAGATACGAGCAATTAAGATCAGAATTATCGGTAAACCCATACGAAGAGGTTGAGTACCCACCAATAGCTGTTAGCTACGGCACATATAAATCAAAAGACGACACATACCCAATACCCATAGGAACCTATGGAAACTTCAGCTTTGTACAAGCACCACCAAAAAGCAA